ACGGTGTTGTGCTTAACGCTATGTTCTGGCGCAGATTTAAGAACAAAGAAATGATTACATTCTTTGACCCTAACGAAGTACCTGACCTATACGAAGCATTCTACAAAAATACAGAACGTTTTGAAGAACTTTATGTAAAATACGAAAAACGTAAAGATCTACGTAAGAAAGTAATGTCGGCTGAAGAAGTATTTAAATCAGGTATCTTAAAAGAACGTACAGATACAGGACGTATCTATTTGGTGTTTATTGACAACGTTATGAAACAAGGTCCATTTGACCCTGAGTATCATACAATTTATCAGAGTAACCTATGCTGTGAAATCTTATTACCTACTAAGCCTTTTAAGCGTCTTGATGATGCTGATGGGCGTATTGCGCTATGTACTCTTGGCTCCATTAACTGGGGTGCGTTCCGTAATCCTGAGGACATGCGCCGCGCTTGTCGTATCCTACAGCGTAGTCTATGTAATATACTTGATTACCAAGATTTCCTAAGCATACAGAGTAAACTAAGCAACGATGAAATCCAACCACTGGGTGTTGGCATTACTAACTTGGCTTATTGGCATGCTAAACGTAGCTTCAAGTATGGCGAAAAGGATGCCCTACAAGAAGTTAAAACCTGGATGGAGCATCAGGCATTCTACCTAACAGAAGCCACAGTTGAACTAGCTAAGGAACGTGGTGCTTGTAAAGATTCAGCTAAAACACGTTATGGTAAAGGTATATTTCCCTGGGAACTACGTGCCAACGGTGTTAATGAACTAGCAGACTTTACTCCTACTCGAGAACTTGATTGGGAACAGCTACGCAGCGATATGCGATCGCATGGGGTGCGTAACGCTACCTTAATGGCAATTGCACCAGTTGAATCTAGTTCAGTTGTTATTAACAGTACTAATGGTATCGAAATGCCAATGAGTTTGATATCAGTTAAAGAATCTAAAGCAGGATCATTTATACAGGTTGTTCCAGAATATCACAAGTTAAAGAATAAATATCAACTCATGTGGGAACAAAAGGACTGTGATGGCTACTTAAAAACTGCCGCAGTATTAGCTGCCTACGTTGACCAAAGTATCAGTACTAATACATTCTACAATCCGGCGCATTGGGCAGATCGTAAAGTGCCCACTACACTAATTGCTAAAAACTTAATGCAGGCTCAACTATGGGGATTGAAAACATTCTACTATAGTTTAATTAACAAACAGGGTAGTAAAGCAGCAGCAGAAGACTTACCACCACAAACAAAACAACTAGAAGAATATATAGAAGAGGACTGCGAAAGCTGTAAATTATAATGTCAAAAGAACAATACGATTTAAGTACTAAAACAGACTATCTACATCGCAAGATGTTTTTGGATCCAGCAGGACCTGTGACTATCCAGCGGTTTGAAGAAGTTAAGTATAATAAGATTGCTAACTTTGAAGCTACTGCTAGAGGGTTCTTTTGGCAACCAGAAGAAGTTAGCCTAAGCAAAGATGCTAACGATTTTAAAGACGCTAGTGATGCAGTTAAACATATCTTTACCAGCAATTTGTTACGTCAAACAGCTCTAGATAGCCTGCAGGGCCGCGCTCCTAATCAAGTGTTTGGTCCAGTTGTTAGTTTACCAGAACTAGAAGCACTGATCAGTAACTGGAGTTTCTTTGAAACTAATATTCACAGTAAATCATACAGTCACATCATTCGTAATATCTACAATGTACCCAAAGACGTATTTAATACTATTCATGACACACAAGAGATTGTAGGTATGGCCAGTACTATTGGCAATTACTATGATGATTTACATCAAATAAACTGCCGTAAAGAGATGGGTGAAAAAGTTACAGAAAAAGAACACATCAAAGCTATCTGGTTGGCCCTACATGCTAGTTACGGTTTAGAAGCATTCCGCTTTATGGTATCATTTGCTACAAGTTTAGCCATGGTTGAGAATAAGATCTTTATTGGTAACGGTAACATTATCAGTTTAATTCTACAAGACGAGTTACTACACAAAGAGTGGACTGCGTTCTTAATCAATCAGGTAGTAAAAGAAGATCCACGTTTCGCGGCTATCAAAGCAGAATGTGAAGATGAAGTGTATGCTATGTACTTAGATGTTATCCGTGAAGAGAAGTTTTGGGCTGATTATTTGTTCAAAATGGGTCCAGTTATTGGCTTAAACGCTAACATTTTGAAGGATTTTGTTGATTATACAGCCGTAGATGCACTAAAACAAATTGGCATACGCTACAACCAACCTGCGCCTAAAACAACACCTATTCCTTGGTTTAACAAGCACAGCGACACTAGTAAGAAACAAACAGCACTACAAGAGTCAGAGTCAACTAACTACGTAATTGGCGTAATGAGTGATGAGATGAACTATGATGAATTACCAACACTATAATAATAAAAGGAGCCAATATGTTAACTGTGTATTCAAAAGATTCTTGCCCTTTTTGCGAGCAGGCAAAGAATTTATTAACAATGAAAAAGATTGCGTTTGAAGTAATTAAAATTGATGAAGATTTAGACGCACGCGAGTTTATCATGAGTGAAGGGCATCGTACAGTACCACAGATTTATCAAGACGGTAAACTGTTTGTATCAGGTGGCTACCAAGGACTACAAAAATTAACCAACGAACAATTAAATGAAATGTTAGGGGAAACAAGTGCTAGTAACTAATAAGTATGACAAAGATACATTAGTATCATTTAAACTAGTAAATGGTGATGAAGTTATTGCCAAAGTATTAGAAGAAACTGCTGATGAATTCATCGTATCTAAACCAATGATTGTAGTACCAAGTCCACAGGGCATTGGCCTGATGCAGAGCCTATTTACATCTGAGTTAAATAAGAGTATACACATCGATAAACGTCATGTAATGTTGCATGCACAGACCAGCGGTGCATTAGTAAACCACTATATACAAACAACAACGGGTATTGAACCAGCAGGCGCTGGCGGTATTATAACTTAGGATCGAGCATGGCAGAACATGATATTAGTTTAGTAACTGCAAAAGCAGGCAGTGTTATAGCAGAGAATATGAAAGTTTCTCTAGCTACTGCTGCCGGTGCACTTACTCCTAGTACCATTACTGCTATGGTTGGTATTGCTAAAGGCACGGCATTAACACTTGCACCGACCGTGACTGGTGCTATGGCTAACATGGACAGTCAAATTACTGATTTAATAGCTGCCAACACAGCACCTAGTCTAGCATTGGCCGCAAGAATCACATCAGCAAAAGGAAATTTAACTGCTCTACAATCACAACTATTGCCTCCGGGCAATCATGCTGCATTTGGACAAATTTTAAATCAATCACAGGGACATATTGCTGATTCGATAGAATTAAAGAAAGCAACTGATTTTATATCAAATACGTCATTTAGTGATTACGGCACGGGCATCACTAACATGAGTTCTATGGCTACACAAGGATTAGATGGCGCACTTGGTGATTTAGGTAATGCCGCTAAGGCATTTGAAGCTGCTGGCCCTGCGTTTGATTTAAAGGATATGTCCAAGTTTGGCACATCAGCTGGACTTATTGATAAATTAAACACAGTAAAATTAGGCAACGCCAGTGGAATTAACGGAGCCATTGCGGGCGCCGGATTAGATTTAAGTATGCCTGAACACACAGCGCAGGTTGATAAAATTATGGGTTCTATTACTGATCCTAAAGTGATATCCACTGTTACTGAACAATTAGGTATTAGTCCCGGCGGGAAGATTGCTAACCTTAAGGACCTGACAGATTTAAGTAAACTGGCACCTTCTGGTTCTGGATTAACTGGTGCAAATTTACCCGACATGTCAGCTATGGCCAGCAAGTTTAGCGACATGGGCGCAAAATTCACAAGTCCAGCGGCCGCAGCAAGTATGTTAAAAGGAATTGAAATACCATCTATTCCTAATCTAGAATCGGCAGCTCCATCACTAAGTGGATTAATGAGTGGTATGTCATCGAACATAGCAGACATGACAGGAAAAGCATCTGGACTTTCATCTCTAAATGGAGCCAACGGATTACCTAACATAACCGATTTTACTCATGCTGTCAGTGGCGGGCCTGAATTAGCTGCAATTAATGCTGCTGGTGCTATTACTGATGAGCAGATTACAGCACTTGAAGATTCACTGGTTAAATCACAGAATCTTATAGAATCGGCTGGAATTGATTTAGCTGTTCCACCCATGCCAAGTTTGGGTAGTGCAATGAGTTTTGCAACAAATCTACATAAAATAGGTGCTGATACATCTGGCTCTGGCATTACTGATGCGCTTAAAAATATGGCCAACACTGCAAGTGCTAGTGGTGATGCTATCAAAGCAAGTTTAGCAGAAGGTAAAAATAAAGCCCTAATGATGGCGCAGGGTATAGCTCCACTAAAATTCGGCGGCTAGGTAATCACTGTATTTCAGTAGAAACATCGTATTTAAATAATCGTCCCAAAAGTCTAAACGTATACTATTATCCCACCCGCTTTCGTTGGCGTAATCTCTATGCTCACGTACAGTAAATCCTAAAGTATCTCTTAGTCGCCAACTGATTAGCACTGTGGCCTGTCCGTAGTCTTCTACAATTTTAGATTTTAGTTTTGCCCACTGCCGGTCATTCATTGCTATTGTTTTTGCCATTATCGCAATACCTTTGTCAACCCCACTCGCAGTGCTGTAAAATATTCATCATCTGCGATAAGTGGTGGTATTAGTTTAATTGAATTAATGCCTATATTTGTACCTGCTAATTTACCAATAGAAGATAAGTCTGCAATGGAAACATCGAAGTCGGTGTCATAGCACATAATTAAATTTTCGCCACGCCAATTTAAATTAAATTCATCTGCTATATTGCACAGTTCATTATGTATAATAGGCACACGATGCAATAATGATTGAATTTTTTTAGTTGCAGTGAGTGCGGCACTTACTCCTTGCATGTTTGGCGCCCACGTGTGGCCGTGTCCCCAACTATGCAGGGTTAATATATCATTAACTTTTTGGTTACACACAGCGGCACCTAAGGGAGAATATCCTCCAGTTAACGCTTTGCTTATAGCTGATATGTCTGGTTGTATTTTATAAGGTTCCCAGCCAAACAATGTGCCATTTTTGCCCCAACATACAGCAACATCGTCAACAATCATTAGAATACCAAATTCGTCACACAAACTACGTATAGTTTGCCACCAATTGATACTATATGGTGTTAGTGTGTTCATCCAAGGAATAGTTTCCATTAAGATACACCCTATACCTTTGTATGATTCTAATTTATGTCTAACTTCAGCAAGTATTGTTTGTTCATTTTCTTCTTGCTCACTAAGTAATTTCCAATTTGTTGCAGTTATACAAACAGCACGTCGTATGTATTGATATTCGCCTCTAAGATGCTTGCCTAACATTGTTGTTCCGTGATAGCCCGGCGAAAAACATAAAATCTTAGGTTTGTCTTGTCCTAAATTATGCCAGTAGGTATCATTCATGGCAATAGCCGCTTCCACTGCATCGGACCCACTAACAGCCCATGCAACCGCAGACCAATTACCCTGTTTGCATATTAGGTCGACCAATTCGTTGTTATCTGCAGAACTTTCGCCACTGTTACCACGTAAAAACTGCACTGGTGTATTGCGCATACTATCAAGTATGTCAGTATCATTGTAGCCAAGAACAAATGCTGAATTACCGGAATGTATATCTAAATGGCGTTCACCATTAGCATAGTTGATCCAATAACGATCTGTGCTGGTTACAATTTTACTTGGCTCGCCGGGAGACCATTGATTTAATTCCATTGGGTTAGTTCCATGTATACATTATTTACTAAGGTCATGCCCACCTCAACACAAATAAAGTTAATTGTTCGTCAGTTTCAAATTCTAAAGTCATACCCTGTTGGTGTAACCTACCTCTAGGTAAGTTATCATCCATCCATGTGTAGATTTCTGGTTCATGTTTTAGCCAATAACTAATATCAGCAATAA